CACCGACACGACTTGACAAGGGTATTCAAGAGTGGTATCCTTGCGGTGTTAATTGAATAGGGGTTAATCCCGAAAGAGCGACACACCGAAGAATCGGTAACTTGACAAGAACTTGTCGGGTGTGGTATCCTTCGGTTACAAGTTAATAGAGAAGGTTAGGCTTGATTAGTTACCTAGTAGAAGCGGGTCGCCCGTGGGTATCACGACTCTAACCTTCTCGCCTAACTTGACAAGCAGAATTTAATAGTGTAAGATACGGGCAAGAACTAAGAGAGAGAAGGTTAGATTATGTATAGCCCCTACGGGGGTTCGGGCAGTATCGTAGTTCCACCGCGTCAAGTTCGTGGCACAAGCACACGGCTAGGCTCACGCGGTTGGCGACTAACCGACACTACGCATGGCAAGGCGGTGCGCCGTAAGCGTAACGCTATCGCCAGCGCGGGTGATAGGATACTCCCTACCCTTAGCGATGAACAAGCAGAACTAGCGATGAATAGGCTTATGTCTGATCTGAACTCTGACAAGGGTGTGGCACAAGTCAATAACAATATCCATAATAAGTAGTAGTAGTCGCGCCCATAGTGGCACGAGAGTGGTCGGTGCGAGTCCGACACGCGACACGCTGAAGTTAGGGCAACTTGACTTCACGCCGTAGGTATGCTATACTTACGCCACAAGTTAGAGAGGATAGAGTAATGCTATTATCTAATGGCGACTTGTTCGCCTTAATGATAGCCCTAGTGCTAGGCAACACCACGCTAATCTTAGCGTTCCGTAGAGTCTATGTCCTAGAGCAACGGGTTAGGCGGTTAGGTGGTCGCTAATGAGTGATAACCTATTACTAGACTTGACACCTCGGCAAGTAGAGGTAGTGCGACAAGCACTACGGCTACAAGAAGAAGCGCACAAGCGCAACGGCTTCAAGGTATTAGAGATAGAAGCGCAAGAGTTTCGATCTTATATATCTGACGCAGTAATAGATAGCCAACGGAACTTGACAAGGGCATAGAGATATGCTATACTACAACTATGAAAGAGAGGGGGTGAGAATATGGAAGAAGTAGAGTGCCACGATTGCAGTAATATCGCCGACATGAACTTAGAGATGAACGGCGACTACTACTGCGAAGATTGCGCTAATGCTTGCGGTAATTGTAGAGGCGTTCACGCCACCGATAGACTTCGGTGTGTCGGAGATGAACTATGGTGTGAAGAGTGTTCTACCGAGTGCCAGCGTTGCGATAGCGGTGTAGATAGAGATGATACTTATAGCGTAGATGGCGAAGAATGGTGTCAGAGTTGCTATGAGTATAATACCTTCTATTGTAGCAGTTGCGAAACAAGTTACGATAATCACTATGATTACTCTAGCGTTGGCGATGATACTGTCTGCGAGAGTTGTTATTCCGATAACTGCTACTACTGCGATGATTGCAACGAGAACTACTACGATGATGATCCGTGTGAGTGCCAACTAGGTATTAGTGGTCGCCCATGCCGTTGCCGTGCCGTAGTGCATGACTACAACTGCAAGCCACCCGTTACTTTCAAGGGTGCTTCTAGACATGGTGTCTATCTAGGCTTCGAGTTGGAAACAGTAATCAACGGAGATTATTCCAACGCCTCTAACTATGCTTCGACCAACCTACAAGGTATCGCCATGCTCAAGCATGACGGAAGCATAGGTGCTAACGGCTTCGAGATAGTAACCGAACCACACTCTCACTCAGAATACCGAGAGAATAGTAAGATACTATGGGATACCATAGACACACTACGCACCGAGCATGGTGCTAGGAGTTGGGATACCGAGAGTTGCGGACTTCATATCCATATCTCACGGGCAGGGTTTAGTGGCGGGGCACACACGCACCGCTTCTTATCTCTAGTCTATAAGAACTCCGAGATGATGATGAAATTTGCGGGTCGCAAGTCCCGTTACGCTAGGTTCAACGATGTCTATACCTTCGATGAGTATGACAAGCCCGTGTTCTCACTCAAGCACAAGTTAAAGTTAGGTGAGCAGACGGAGAGATACACCGCGGTCAATACTAATAACCGCGACACACTAGAGTTGCGCTTCTTCAAGGGAACTATGAACACAAGCGGTGTTCTATCTGCCCTAGACTTAGCGCAAGCAATGGTAGAATACACCCGTGATCTGCGCTTAGATGATGTCAAGCGTGGTGCGTTATCATGGGATTGGTTCGCCGACTATGTAGTTCAGAATAACGGACTATATCCCGACCTATATATGCGACTTAATAAAATAAGTGGCGTAGATATCAACCGACCAGCAGAACTAAACGCCTAAGAGGGGGTGAAAGTATGTGTCTACTTGTAGTGTGTGAGCCTAACGGCATACCTAAACAAGAAGAACTACACGCAGGTGCTTGTAGTAATCCACACGGCTACGGCTTCGCTATTGTAGCAGGTGATAAGATTATATCAGAGCGTAGCATGTCGGCTAAGAAGTCTATTAAACGCTTCTTAGAATTGCGCGAGCAATACCCTAATGACTATGCTATATGGCACGCAAGATACGCCACGCATGGAGTAAAGAACGAAGCGAACTGCCACCCGTTCAAGGTAGGTGGTAGTGATCTGACTTACCTAGCGCACAATGGTGTGTTAGATGTAGCAATACCAGCAGGAGATAAGCGTAGCGATACCCGTATCCTAGCCGAAGATATACTACCGAAGATAGGTGGTGTTGCTTCGCTAGATGATGATACTATATGGAGTATGCTTAGCAAGTGGGCTAGTGGTAGCAAGATAGCGGTGCTTAATCTTGACCCTAGTGCGGGTAGTCAGATGTATATTATCAACGAGGAATTAGGTAGTTGGGATAGCAACGGCGTATGGTGGAGTAATAGTTCCCACAAGCGCAGTAACTATGTCGCACCCACCGCTAGTCTATACGATAACGAGTATTGGGTTAGAGAATATAAAGATTACCCCGTGTTAGATGTAGTAGATGAGACTACGGAGTCATTAGACTTCTGCCCCTTCTGCCAAGCCTTAATAGATCTTAATGAGAGTGAGTTCTTCTGCGAACTATGCGACACCTGCTTCGATTGCGAGTCGGTGTTAGTAGACTGCCTATGCTATACTCCTAAGGGTATGTGGCGTAGCGAGAGAAGTCTGCATGACTTCTACAACTAGAATTCCACAAGTAAAATGCTTGTGGATTAACCAATAATAGAGAGGCAATAATGACCAACAATACAATACTAAATCTCGCAGATGAACTGCGGATTATCGCTGACGAAATCTCATACAATGCGTATGATGTATCATCAGACTTCCACCCACGTGGAACTATCGTCAAGGCACTACCTACACAGACACGCTTCAAGCCTAAGTCTATGTGGGTATCACTAGGTGACGGAACTTACAAGCACCTTACAGGTAGCAAGGGTTTAACCGCTACTCACTCACGCCTTGAAGGCTACACCGAAGTTATCTTTCAGGGATAACTAGCTCGACCTGAGCATGTCGCGAATAAACTGCTCTACTATTATAGAGAGGATATGATATGGCTAATGAACCACAATGGGTAATGGGAGATGACATCGCTAGAGGAATCTATCCTCGATGTGATAGGTGCGATGAACGCCACGAAGAAGATGATTGTGGTGCTAGTGTCGATGATCCCGATAACCTATACGACTCTATGAATGAGAGGTATTAACTATGGGTAGACGAGCAGGTATACCTAATAAAAAACCTAGGCTAGAGATACCAGCAATTAATATTGTAGGGACATGCTCTAGTAATGAGTTCGACCCTGACCTATGGTGGCATGATACGCCAGATACAGATACAGGATACAAGGCAACCCGAGCAGAAGTTAAGAAGTGTATTGATGACTCAAGTTTCGCGTTGTCTATATGCAATAGATGTCCGTCTCAACCCGCTTGCCTTGCTGAAGGTATGCGCCCTGAGAATTTAGAGTGGGGTATATGGGGTGGGCTTACGTCAGGCGAAAGATTATCCCGTGCCAATGCCGTTGGTGCTGATGTCGTCCGAGAACGTAAGGTAAAATTCTCCGAGAAGATAAGGGCGAATATGAAATGAGATCACTACTATTCTTACTGTTTGTGTCGGTATCATTAGTTCTATTTGACACTCCAACAAGCGGACCGCAAAATAAAAAAGCAGAAGTTCAGACTTCGTGGAGTGAAGCAGATAGCAGGGCATACGCCCGTGATATGCTACACAAGTGGCAAGATAAACAATGGCTATGCCTTAGTAGATTATGGGGTAAAGAGTCAGCATGGAATCCCAAGGCTTACAATAAGATTAAAGTAATGGGCAGGAACGCTGGCGGTATACCGCAACTACTAGGGCTTAGCCCTAACACGCCACCACCATTACAGATAGAGCGTGGCTTATCATATATTTACTACCGATACGACACGCCTTGTAATGCGTGGCGACACTTCCTAAAGAAAGGGTGGCACTAATGGCTAAACATATTACAGAACTTAAACCTGATTACACTAAGGCTATGGATATCCGTGGTAAACCAACCACAGTATGCCCTTGCGGATGTAACATATGGAACTTAAAAACTTTATTCGAACCTGACACAGGGGAGATCGAAATGTATTTCCTTGACATGGAGTGCGCTGATTGTGGCACTCTTGCAACAGCACCAACACCGATAGATGACGGAGAAGATTGTGACTGAATTCTTACACGATGTAGTTCGCAAACAGAATCTAGATACCTATATGCGCAACAACAATAATGATTGGGACGACTTCTTATCCTCGACACAAGAACCGTGGTCTGACATAGGCTTAACTCAGATAGCCGTGGACTGGTTAGCTGCCGCAGCCGAGCAACTCCGAACACCAGATACAACAGAACACAATGTCCATTATAGTGGAGGCCCATACTAATGCCGACATATGAATATAGATGTAACAAGTGCCTAGCACTACAAGTTCTAAGCCGTAGCGTAGATGATAGAGATCAAGAAGTTATCTGCGTATGCGGTGAGCAAATGAATCGCGTATACAACACACCTGGAATCCAATTCAAGGGTTCAGGTTTCTATTCCACAGGGGGGTGAGAATGGATATTATATATGACGAAGGTTGGGAAGATATGCCTGAAGATTTTGTGGCAGATATCACCGATGAAGAAGTTGTAAAGATTGTAGAAGAACTAATCGCTTTAGATATAGATTACGAACAGGTGTCTGAAGAGATTTGATTTGGCTTATAAGATTGCTACTAAAGGTAACAAAAAAAGTGCCACCTATTCCGCTATTTATTATAGTGGTAGTGGCACTTTACTTTGGTATTATATATTCTCTTCTTGGGATTCTTCTTCTATTTGATTTTCTTCTTCCGAGATACTAGGATTGTCTGGGTCTCTGTAAGGTCTGTAACCACCAAGCTTAATGATTAATCTTTTGACTGCTCGACCACCTCTCATTCGGGCAGCATCATCGCTACCTAGAGATAGATAATTTGCTATCTCTTTGTAGTCCATAGACTCAGCATAACGGAAGAAGAGTATCTTTCTATCCTCTTTACTCAACTTCCAATATGCCGAGTCTATTTCCATCATCATCACCGCTAGGTTACCACCTTCTGATGGCACACTATGGCCTCGAAGTCCACCTAGATCAAGCTTATTTGTAACACCATACTCATTACGCAACACAGCAGGGAGCAGTGCTTCTACAACTTCTGCCTCATAATAATATAGATCAGAGTAATCATAACCTATACTCTTGGCCTTCCAACGCTGACAATAATCTAATGCTTGATTGCGAAGCGAACGATAGATTAAATTCTTTGCGTCTTTTTCTCCGATACTTTCCCAGTCATCAAGTTTATTAGGGTGAGTAGCAAACCATTCATATAAGGTTTGCTTTATATCTTCGAGTTCAACCATGTCAAACTTACGGTGATACTCAGACGCTACTGCGGTAGCAATATAATCCCACTTCTCAATGCGTTCCCAATCCAATGCTACCACTTCCAAGTCTTTCCATCTACCGTAAATGAATTGTTTACAATAGGAACAAGTTGTGGTATAACAGTCTTGCCGTCTACCTTTAAGATACCGAAGCCTTGTTGCCATGTAAACAAGCCAGCCTTAATATACTTAGCGTTGCGATAATCCATTAGGTTACCCAACTCCATACCCCACACAGTCTTAGGCTTACCGCCACGATATGTCTGTGTCTGGTGTGTCAACCCCATTCTATGCGTGTGTCCACATACCACGCTCATGCCTGAACGCTTGGCTAAACCAAGTGCAGTAGCACCAGCAGTAGGCTGGACATTACCTTCATCACCATGCATAAGTAACCAGCCTGGTGCTAATTCATATGGGTCAGTGTGATACTTAATCTCAAGTTCTTTAAGTCCCAAGAAGTTTTCTAATTGTAATTCAGGTAGCCCTAGTAATCCAGGGGCACGCATAGCAACCGTGTTAAACAAGCGGTCAGTATGGTTACTTCTCACCATATGCTCAACAGTTAAATCATATAGAACCTGACGAGTCAAGTCACGGTCACGCCCAATAGAGCGTTCAAACTCCAACTCAGTTCCCTTACTCCACTTCGAGATTGTTTGCATATCCATCTCATCACCACACGATACAACAGTATCAGGTTGGTATGCCTTAATGAATTTAGCGACAGCTTTGGTTGCTTCTACATCGTGATACGGAACTTGAAGATCAGAAATGCATACAATAGTTTTCATTAGATATCCCACTGTTCTCTTAGAACTAGCAACCCTATGATTGCATAGTTAGCCATGTCCTTGAATGAATCTTCCAAACTCTCGTGCTCAGGGCTTGCGCCACTATCTACTAAGTTATTTATGCGAGCTAACTTGTCATGCATTCTTACTCGAAGGCCGTTAAGTGCACCCCCAGGTGCATCTGAGATGTTCCTTGGGCCATAGTCTCTATGCTTACTGAGTAATAATTCAGTTAACTCGTTAGAGATTTGATATAAAGATAAGCTTAAGCCGTCTTCCCTAGAAGCAAAGGTATCTCTAGCGTGACGATTAAAGTATTCTCCATCTTTTTCAACGAGGTAACTTGGAATCCTTGGTCCGTTAAGTGGTTCATTACTTGCCATATCTCTTCATTCTCCATCTTCCAAGAGTTGTTTGAGTTCTTCATCTATTCCTACCATACTAGAGCCAACAATCATATCGTGAACTACTGCACCTAATGTTTCAGGTGATGTTTCTGCTGTGAATAGCGTAAGATAAGTTGATTGCGCTACACTTTTAACCATATCAGGTTCGTCTGCGTATCTATATATACAACGCAATAAAGAACCAACTAATAATCTATAACCATTAGGCAGAATCAATGCTGGGTCAAACTCTTCATCATCCTCGAGCATATGGTCTATTGATTCAAAGACATCTTCAAATACTTCGCCACAATCTGGGCACTTATTCTCATCTTTATTCATTACCCAATCCTATCTTATCTCTAATGAACTCAGCTCCATACTTTGTGTATGCTGAGTTTACATCTTCTCCATCTGGGAAACTGACGATAGTAACTGGTAGCTCCCGCGCCAAAGAGTTAGCGAATTCTTTCCCTGGTTGGTCGCCGTCAGCAAATACGAATACTCGTTCAAAATCTGCGAGCAATCTTGTGTAGTGTTTTTTCCACGAGTTCGCACCAGGAACACCGACACAAGGAACACCAACACAACGAGACATAGTAAGGGTATCAAGTTCACCTTCACATACTCCAATCCAATCGCCTGCTCTATCAATATCTAACACGTTATACATCTTGGTTTCAGCACCAGTCATACCCATATACTTCGGTTCAACAGCAGGATTAAGACTGCGAAAACGCAGATCGACCACGCCAGTCTTGGTAATATACGGTATGGATAATCGTCCGAGGAATTGTTCGTGTCCAACTTCAGGCTCCGCGACTACGCCTAATCGAGCCAGACGTGCTACTTCTATTGTTATACCCCTGCTTTTCAGGTAATCTTCTGCCTGATAAATGTTTTCCTGATACTTGCGAACTGCTGACTCCAGCAAATCCTTCTGCGAATCTCGCTGCTTCACGTATGTCACACCTTTCTTGTTGAGCAATAATTTGTAAGCTATTCCCTTGCACTCCACACGCAAAGCAAACGAACAAGTTCTTATCTAAGTTTGCTGTTCCTGACTGGTGACTATCACCGTGGAACGGACACTTTAGATTTACTTGACCGTGGTCTCGGCGTATAATACCGCCGTAATGTTCAAGCACTTCTTTGATTGGTGGTAAATCACTCACCCTTCATCACCACAACCGCTGATGGAAATGGCGCAGAGTTTTTTTGATTACCAAATTTTAATCTTCCTTTAATAAATCTAACTTCATGTTGAATACAATAGTCATGCCACCACTTAGTGTCAGTTCGTGCTGGCACTAAACAAACAACAGTTAGTCCACGCTTAGTGGCTTCATAGTTCGCTTTGTTAAGCCAGTTCTTAATTGATCTACCATAAGGTGGGTTCAACCAAACAGTTTTAGATGGTGCATATTGTGACCAGTCCATAACAAAAGCATCTGTAAGGTTAGAGTCATCATGGTCTGGCCCAAACCAATTGTCACATAGGGCTGATGACTTCATTGCTGCTGCGTCAAGAGAGAAACTAAACTCTTCATTTAACCTATCGTAAAAGTTACGCGGTGTTGTCCAAGTGTCATCACTAGATGTCTTGAACGTGTCGGTCTTATAGAATCCTTCAGTCATTAGAATATATCCCCTAGCCTGAAGACCACATACGATTCTGAAATAGGTTTGCCTCTGGCTTTGATGATGAGGGCTGCGAGGACCGCTTCTTGTGGTAGTCCTCTTGCTGTTGCGTAATGGTTGGCTTCGATGTTCGCTTCCTTGGTCCAACCGCTGAGGTCGATGGCGTTTCCTGCGCCAGGAGCTTTGCACTCGATGACACCAATGCTTCCAAGGAAATCGCTACGGACTGCAACATCTCCTTCGTCTCTTGCACCAGTTCTTGCAAGTCGTTCAGCATCGTATCCATTTGTTCTAAACCAATCTCTGATGTCTGTTTCAAAACTAGCACCCCTTTGCTTGTGTGATTTTCTAGTTGTCATATTTTCTGCACCCATACTTGGTAGTCTTTGGTTAAAATAGTATACTCACCTTCATGAAACTCAAGGAAGTTATCAATGGCTGGTCTAGGTGTAAGTTCAGGCTTCATGTCCTGGCCCCACATATAGTCATCAAAGGCAAGGATACCATCCTTCTTTAATAGTTCCCAAGAATACTCAGCATCAAATGCTACAGCATCGGCTGTATGGTTAGCATCTATATAAATAAAATCATACTTGCCAAGTGGAACATTGGTAAAGAATTCTTTAGTTGTCATTATGTAAGGGACACAAGGCTTCTCTTGTATCTTAACGCTATATACATTAAAAACTTCATTAAAGTTTATGTTCTCATGTTCCCGTTCATCACTACCTTTCCAGGTATCAACATCACGCAGAAAACTATTCTTACCTGTAAGTATATTGTCACACAACCATACGCTAGCATCACCTGTATACGCACCAAGTTGTAAAAATCTTAGATTAGGTAAGCCCTTGAATCTTTCAAGATGCTCTTCGAAGTTATACTTCTGACCTTCAAACCAATTCGGAAATTCCATTAGGAGTTCTCTGGTATGTCGTCGATAAACATATACTCAGGGTTAAATGCTACCCAAGTCATAAGCGTTCCGTTTGCGTCGGCTCTACCGTATCTGTTTTTAACTGGCGCGACACCCATAGAAGTGCCCACAACACCAAGGGTGCAAATAAGAGCAGGTAGTTGAGCGACCTTACCTTGAATCGCTGAGCGCGGTTGGCACGGCGTGCCTTGGACCGCTTCGCTTGTGTGGTGAAGGACAACAACGGCAGCATTCGTAGCACGGGCAAGATACTTCAGCTCCTTCATAATCGCACGCATTGATGCGAACTCTTCGCCACCATCAGTGGCTACATCCATTAAGTTATCTACAATAATCATTGTCGGTGAGCATCCCCATTGTTCTTCGAATGCTTGGACTTCTTCATCTATATCTTGAAGTGATGGTGCTGATTCGAATGACCAAACAATATGACTTCCTCTTGCGAGTGTAGCCTTGGTCCAACCTGGGTCTGTTATTAATAATTGTTCTACGTCTGTTTGTGATTTACCTGATATCATTGAGGCTAAACGCATAGCCATAGTATGTGCGTTGGTGTCGGCCGAGATGTATAGTGTTGGAACTTTCATCTTCAAGGCTAATGCAAGTGCTAGTGTTGACTTTCCTACTCCTGGTGCTGCTGCAAACATCGAAACTTCAGACCGTCTAATGATGATCTTGTTTGCTTCGAATGCTTTGAAACAACTAGGTAGCGGTTCTCCACCAATACTGGGACGACCAACTGAGCGGACAAGTGTGCGCATCCTGATTCATTCCCTTCTCTAAAGAAAGAACGTAGCCACCTTTCAGCAGGTGATAGATGACTACGCACTCTCACGGTTAATTTAGTTTACTGGTTTGCATTGGTCAGGCGTGCCTTGCGGAGTCGGACATGCCCAGAAAGCGTAAGGCTTTCCAGTTGTCTTGCTCGTTCCGCTTCGGAAGATCCTTGCTCCGTGAACGCAGGTAGGGCTCGCTTGCCCCGTTGGTGTTATCGCGCTTGGCGGTGTTGAAGGGGACGGACCCTGCCCCTGGCTGGGAGCGGAGTATCCAGAGGGCGCTGTGCTTGGAGTTGAAGTCGCTGTCCCCAAAGGGGCCGCGTTGTATGCACCAGTAACCAACCGTTGCACTGCTGCAATCTGCACAGAATAGTCGCCTACTCCTTCAAGCAGGACGCTAAGTTCATCAGCCGTCTGTGCTCTGACGTTAATCATATCACCAGACGGAGTCTTGTATGATACCTGTAGTTTCCATTCTTCCATTTGTTATCCTATCTTTGTTGAGAACTGACAGTGTGCTGTCAATCCACATTTATATTGGCAGTTGTTTGTATTCGGTAAAAATATTCCAGCCCTGCGTGCTTTCTCAAAGCCACTCACAAGGTATTCTAACTTCTCTTCAGTGTATGATTCAAGACTTACTAGGTCTGATACACCAGACTGACGTGCCATCCAATATGTCCCCCACTTAACATCTATGCCGAAGACTTTTTGCAAGCCAACTTTATAGAAGCCAAGTTGTAGTGTATTGGCAGGTGTTTGTTGAGAGGTTTTCAAATCAACTATGACCAACTCACCGTTGACTTCAAACACTCGGTCAAGTATCATCTTGACAGGCACGCCAGCAAAATCGGGCATCATGGCAAGTTCAATAGCAGGAGCACCTTCAGGTGTCTTCCATATTTTCCAATCAGGATTAGCTAGACGCCAGTCAACATAGGCTTGGACCCATCGAGGTCCAGTCTTATGCCAAAAGGTTACGTCTTCCTTGTTGGGATTCTCTTTTGTCTTCTTGCCAGCAACTCTTGCATTGGTTAAATCTTTATCACCAAGCTCCTCGGTCCAGGCTTTAAGCCATAGGTCATCCTGCATTTTCTAAGTCCCACAATTCTGTTGCTCGGTGGAAGGCTGACCCTCCGACTGACCAGACCGATGGTTCCTCGGGTAATTGCATCAGTCGACCAAGGTAGTATTGATACCCACAGTCAACGTAAGTAGTAAAGGCTGAGTAACTTATATGCTCAGGTAATGTATAGTCTCCTAGTTGTATGCTCATGGGTGTAAGTATACAGGGTTTCTCCATATTGTCAAGTCGAATTTAGTTTGCAAGTATAAAAATCCTGTGTATACTTAGATATAATATATACTATATAAGAACCCCGAAGGGGTTCTATATTATATATATATAACTATAATATATATTATATAGGAGAAAATACAATGTTGCAAACCTTCTTGCTAGTCTTACTAGCATTAGCAGTTCGTGATATATTCTATGAAGTAGTCAACTGGATTCAAGCCTGGCGATACCGACGTGCTATTGACAATAGCCGAAGGTGGGCCTTCGCTAACGATGAGGAATGGGAAGATTTCTTAGACGAAGTTAATCCCTAGTAAATGACAAAAGACCCCCTCGCCCTAGTAGAGATACTAAGGTAAGGGGGTTTTGTCGTTATATGGGGCGTTTAAGCCCGATTAAAGGGCTACTTAGAGCCCGCTCCGAATGCTGTTTCTTTAGGGTCGATAGCCTTTAGGACTGGACCTGCCACTGCAGCCACAAAAGCCACAAGTAGATTCTTCGGATTAGTCTCGCCCGCTAGGTAGAGAGCAATCACTGAGGCAATAGCAGCACGTAGGTATGTGGATGCGATAGCCTTTAGTTTATCCTTGTTCATTATTTCTCCTTTAGTCTTTGAATTTAGGAGTGCCAAAGCCAACAATAAACGGAGAAAGTCCACGCTTATTCTTTTCCTTGAACGCCCTAATTCTGATAGCAACTTCTCCGCCGTTGGCTTGTGAGCCAGTTTTCTTTTTCTCGGAAGAAGTGTTACCTTCGATTGTGGTTACAGTTCCATCGCCATTGTCTTTGACAACAATGCCAACGTGTTCAACCGCTGCTCCGCCTGGAGCAAAGTCAAAGAACACAATGTCTCCTGGTTTTGGTTTAGCAGTTGCTGCATTACTCCAAGTGCCTAAGCCTTGGAAACCTGACTTTCCTGCTGGGGTATATACGCAGTTAGGAATCTTTAATTTTACTTGCTTTGCTACCCACATAACAAATGAACCACACCAAGGTTGGAAGTCCATCTTAGTGAACTTGCCATACTTAGTTTCATTTTCTTTTGGTCCTTCGGCAGTGCCTACTTCGGCTTGTGCTACCTCTAAGAATTTTGCTACTTGGCTCATAGTTATTCCTTCTTTGCTCGTTTGTCTACAGAAGCAAATGCTTCATTGATTTCTGCTGTTGTTAGTTTGCCATCATCAAGGAAAGCACGGGCTAGTTTTTCAACTACCGTTGCTACGCCTAGAGTTCCTGCTAGGATTACTGCTTGGATTGTGCTGATTCCAACAACCGCACCAGCACCGATAACTGATAGACCAGAGGCAGCGAAGACTGCCACTATTCTCATAAAGATGTTGTTAATGTTTTTCATTCTTTATCCTTTGGGTTACGTAACCAATAAGTTGCTGACCACATAACCATTGTGAATACAATGGCATAGCCAACTACTGTCTTAGCTGAACCGTCAAGGACAACCCAAGCGACGAACATTCCCAGTAAGGTCCAAGCCTGACTTAAGAAGTCTGATAACCAATGTTTCATTATGGTTTTCTCCTATATGCTACGGCCCCCGCTGATGCTGCTGCTGCTGTTACCGCAGACTGTGTGGCTATGCCACCTACGATTACTGCTGCAACGATTGTTTCTTCTGATTCCTTGCGTTCTTCTGCTGACATATCAGCACCAATACTTCCTAATGCTAGGAGTGCTTGAGCTGGGTCATCAAAGATTGCGCTTACTAATGCTGCTGGATTCTCTAGCACTACAAGTGCTGCTGCCACTTCGGCAGTAATAACCACTTCGTTTCCATTCTCATCTTGACGAACTTCAACTGGTGTCTGAGGTGGTAAGTCAGCGTAAGTAAGACCTGCTTCTGCTATTGCTTCTGCAGTTACTGCTTCACCTTCTGCTGCTTCTATCAAAGCCTCAGCGACTAATTCTTTTTCTTCTTCAGTAGAGTTCTCATCTGCTACTAAAGGTGGCTCTTCTTCTATTGCAGGTGGTTCTTCTTCCACCGCTGGAGGTTCTTCCTCTACTGGTGGTGGCTCTTCAGCCTCTACTGGAGGTTCTTCTGCTTCCGTAGGTGGTTCTTCAACAGGTGTTGGTGGCTCAGGTTCTACGACTGGTGGCTCTGGCTCTTCAATAGGAGGTTCTGGTTCCACTACTGGCGGTTCAGGTTCTACCGCAGGAGGTGGGTCAGGTATGACCGCAGGGGGTGGGTCTGGAATAACAACAGGCGGCTCAGGTTGTGGGGTAGGGGCAACAGGGACTGATTCAACTATTACAGTTACAGTTTCCTGTGTTGCAGTAGATGTATCAACCACCGTGATTGTGTCCACAATTATTGTAGATGTGTCCACAATTACAGTAGGAGTATCTACGACCACAGTTGGTGTATCTACTACCACCGTAGGTGTGTCTACAACTGCAGTAGAAGTATCCTCTACTGGAGGTGCTTCAGGTTCTGGCTCTGGTTCTGGCGCAACTCCGTTATACCAACGTAATGATTCGTCAGTAAGGTTGTCAGATACATAAGTTGACTGATGTATAAGTTCACAAAAGTGTGCAGCAATATTTCCTTTGTTGGCAAAGTATTGGTTTGAGTTATTCCAACCTGTAGTAAATGTTCCGTTGCTACAAGTTACTTGAACCTGACCAGTATTAACCGCATCAGCGGATGGTGCATAAAATAAAGATGTTCCAAGGATTACTGCTAGTATTGCTAGACTATTTCTTACCTTCGCAAAGCAAGATGTAAATTTGGTCAACTCGTTCTTCCAATCGGTTCACTTGATCTTTAACGGAACCGCCCCCATTTGGTCTTAATTCATATAGATAATGTTTAACTAACCATCTAGTGAATCCAGCAAACCCTGCTGCTAATGTCATAAGGGCTACGGCAAAGCCAGCCCATTCTGTTCCTGTCATTATACTGTCCTAATGGTTATTTCAAGGATGCCACCAAATCCATCAAATCGCTTATCAGGTGGTGTCATACGGGTGAAGGAGATTTGTTCAATAATAACTTGACGTGATTCTCCAGTGGTTAAGTCTTGCCAGGTGAGAACATCGCCGTTCTCTTCTAATTCCTCAAGGGCTAATAGGCGAGATTGTGCTCTGCCTTCATAGCCAACTTGAACATTGTATCTATCTGTTTCAACATCAAAGCAATAGACTGGGAACTTCATAATGCGTTGACGTGGTGTAGCGATTGTTGCTTTAGCCTGGTATCCCTTAAAGATAGGACCAGTAGACGTAGTTGTTGCATCACGGTTAAGGATGAATTTATAGGCTACATACTCTTGGGCTACGTTTGGGGATGATGTAGTTACTTCAACTGGAGTAATTCCAGAATCGTATGTGATATGGTCATACTCGGTTCCGTCTTTATCTACTGTTTCAAGAGTCATAGAACCCTTAGAAAAGTCTCCACGTCCAAGAAGACGCTTAAAGTTCTTAGGTTCTAATGTGCCATAACGAATGTTACCTGTAGTTAGATAGCCTGATGTTATGAGAGTTGAAGCATCTTCAATATAGTTTGCTCCATCAGTTGAATTTGAATAAGCGGTAGTGAAGGCTAATCGGCTAGTGTCACCAATAAATGCACAGGCTGTAGTTGTTTTTCCAGTTACACCTGGGTAGTAAATATCATTAGCGTAGGCAAAGCGTAGTGTTTCTAGTTCGTTGCTTAGGTCAATACGGATAACACCAGGCTCACCAGCAACACCAGTTGCACACCATATGTAGTGGTCACGGGATGCAAAGTCATAGCAAGGCTGGGTAGTTTCTACAATGAGTGGACCATAATTAAGTGAACCATCTTGGTCTGATACTGCAGCAATGCGGATGCCTTTACTGGTTCCTATCATCATATAACCAAGGTAGTAGTAAATCTTGTGGACTATCTCGCCAACAGGTAGTTCTGCTGCCACAACTGCTGATGTTAGCGTAGGCATTACACCTGATGTTGATAGTGTGAATTTTTGAATAGTTGATTGAATGCCATTGTATCCAGCAATGTATATAGCAGGACCCGATGCTGCTACAGATGTATACACATATCCAGTTGCTGGGTGGGTATATATGGCTGTAGGCAAGGCTGATGCGGAACTAGATAGTTCATAGATAGAGTTATTGACAGCCATTACAATACGTTCTTTGACATACTCCATTACCGCATTAGAGATAACAACGCCTGTTGCTGTAAACATAGTTGTTTCGTCTGCTGTGCTTGCTGAAGAACCAGTCAATGGTTTCTTAAACATATGAAGTTTATTAGCACCACCTGCTACTGCGTTAGCAACCCAATAGGCATTTGTTCCATCATCACAGATAGCACGCACTGGTTCAGCGCCAGCAGTTAAGTAGTCAATGAAGTGGGTTACGGTTCCACTACTATCAATCTTGTCAACATCATACTCATCGTGTAGCAATACGCCTTGATTAGTGCTCCACTTGATAGAGCGTAAGTGTTGTTGAGGTGTGCCATTACTTGCAATAGGTCCAGTAGTAATGTGACCAGAAGTGCAAGACTTAAGTAGGGTAACTTGTCCCTTAGTCCAGATATCTAAACCTTTGCTATCTGAGAAACGATAGTGTCCTATTTCATCAGTAGTAGCAGGGTCATAGAACTTAATGCCTGTTCCAGAGTGGAAAGACATCTGACTTCTAATCCACCAGCCAGTTAGAGATTGTTCTCCTGGCTCAGTCTGATTATCAAACTGCTCCTTACGGAATGGAGCAGTTTGCCTAATGTAAGGACGTGAGTCATTGATGGCATAGAAGAATGGCAAGCCACCTACTGCAACATCATATGATTCGTTTGTATTCTGCCAGACAGTTCCAGAAGATACGACACCAACATCAACCGCAATCGCACGCGTAGCACGACCTTCGGTAATATCTCTTGCCACTGATGCTCCTTAAAATAGAAAAAATAAAATGAGCAGTTTGAATCCGTGCTCAGGGATAATTGCTTTAGTTATTCAGCAGATATTTCTTGACCTGGTTCTCGTTCTACTTCATTAGCAATAACTGTTTCAGTAACTAATTCATAGTTACCAGTTTTGCATTTATTGCAAGTAGGGAAAAACAAAGGTTCATCTGCAGCACGGATTTCTATATATTCGTGTCCACAGCAATCAGATTTATATTCATATTTAACTGTCATTTTATTCTCCTAAGAATTAGTAATATAGAAGGACACAACCGCTGCCACCATAAGCAGAACCTATGTCGTTTGAAGGAGAGGCTCCGCCCCCACCTCCACCAGAACCACCACTTCCACCATTGCCAGTTCCTGCGTTGTTACCAGCGGCTAAGTAACCTGCTCCGCCACCTCCACCAGTTCCGTTACCAGAAGAGTATGAACCAGCAGCACCACCAGAATAAGTTGATGAGGCTCCACCTGTTCCTCCTGCTGCGTTAGAACCAGAACCGCCACCACCGCCGCCAGCAAATACACCAAATCCACCGTTACCACCAGTGCCACCACCAGAACCGCCACCACCGCCGCCAGAGTTTCCTCTGCCGCCAACGCCACCGTTACCGCCACCATTACCAGCATATCCATTACCGCTGTTACCAGTAATTATAGCGGGTGAACCATAATACGAAAGTCCAGCAGCGCCACCAGTAGTGCCACCGCCACCACCAGCACCACCTACAACACCAGCAGCACCTGTAGTTGCATCACCACGACCACCACCTCCTGCAAACATTCCACCAAAATGAGTAGTTCCGCCAGAAGCGTTACCTGCACCGCCGCCACCAATTGTTACAGGAGTAGTTGATGCGTTAGGAATGACGCGAGTCCAACCTTGAGTTACACCACCCGCGCCACCGCCACCAGGGCTTGAGTTATAATACTGTCCTCCACCGCCGCCGCCAATAAGAATGGCGTAGACCCAAGTAACACCAGCAGGTATTGTTACAGAAGTGCCAGATGTAATGGTTTGTTGTAATGTTAAATCTTTAGGTGCATATCCAGAAGATACTGCACTTGCTGGAACGGGAAATACTGATTGACCCATTATGCTATCTCCACTCCGCTGATGTGAAATCTAACTGTTGTTGCTGATGCAAGACCAGCAATAATTTTAGTTGTTGCAAGAACTTGCTTAAGGTCAAACATTGCTGTTGTATTTGCAGCCAATGCTACATCCTTGAACAAGTCAACAGAATCCAAAGTAATAGTAAATGTAGCAGCAGATGATGCTGAGTTGGTTACTACTATGTTAGTTACGACAGTAGTCGTAGATGATGGAACTGTGTATAGGGTTGTGCTTGATGTTGCTGCTGCTGTTCTAGCCAGCGCTTTAGTTGTTGTAGCCATTAGTTACTACCTTCCGTTTCTTATTCTGTGACTGCTACAGGAAAAAAATCCCCGCCGTCAATGCCATTGTTATAATTCCAGCTATCTGTATAATCAATATACTTGCCTGGATTTGCTGCTACTACTTCATCTTCTACGCCAACAATAATGTTTACTACTTTATTGTTTTCTATAACGGCAAATTTTTTCATATTACTCCTTATACCCAATATTCAATTTCAATTTTGCCATCGCCACCAGTAGCACCTTGACCACTAACACCACCAGCACCGTTTCCTGCGCCTTCGCCTTTTGTTGCTGTGACATAACCAACACCACGAACACCACCAGCCGCAGTTGTTGCACCAGTAAAAGTAGTTGAACCACCAGCAGTGGCTAAGCCTCCGCCAGCACCGATTGAATAAGAAATAGATGCTCCTGGAGTAGTAGTTACAGTTGATTCAATTACTTGACCACCATAACCATTTTGACCAGCGGTTGCTTCACTACCAGCGCCACCACCAAATAATTTAACATTAACATAAGTAACTCCAGTAGGAACAGTCCAAGAAGTTCCAGAAGTAAGCGTTTCTATTTTGCGAGTTTTAGCCCCAGCAGCAGGGTTAAGTTTTGATACAGCCATTAGGAAATCTCGCTTCCGAAAGCATTGAAGGATACAGTTGCAGATGATGCGTATACTGTAATGACATCAGTTGCAGCAAGAGTTACACCAATGGTTAACATAGTGCTGTCATTTGCTGATACTGTAGAGTCATAAGCAATATAATGCTTTGCTGCTAATGCTTCGCCAGCAGGGCGAATAGCAATACGAAAAGTAGCAGAAGATGATGCTTGATTAGCCACTGAAATAGTAGATACTACCGCAGATTTGCCAGACCCTACTGTGTATAGAGTTGTTGCTGTTGTTGCCGAAGGGTTTACTTGCCCTAAGACTTTGTATGTAGTTGCCATTGGTTATGCTCCCATTGTCATTAGTGCTGTCGGGGTTGAATCGGCTGCAGCAACTGCTGCAGTTACTTCTGAATCAGTTGCTAAAACTGTGGCTGAACCAGCCAAGGTTGCTAAATCTCTTGCTTTGCTCATTAGTATGCTCCCATAATTTGCATAATATTTTGTTCTTCATTTGCAGTCTGAACACTTGTTGTTGTTGCGTAAGATGATAAATCAACTGCAGCCCAAGTTAAACCTGTAGCAGTAGATGAGTCAGCCTTTAAGAAATATCCATTAGTTCCTACCGTTAACTTGCCTACAGTATCTGCACCAGTGCCAGCAAGTAAATCACCTTTAGCATCAAACAATGTAGGACTAAGAACATTGGCTAGTTCAAAAGCAGTAAAGGTGATGATTTCAAGAATGTCACCAGCAGCCAAGGCTGCAAGAGAAGTAATGCTTGTTCCATTAGTTGCTACATAATCTGTTGTGCGAACTAAAAGAACACCATTGAGATATACTTGCTCTTTACCAGCAATGTATGAAAGAGTTAATCCATTATCATCAGCACCTGACTTAGATGTTTCTCCACCAGTTGCTGTATAACGATAACGATAGATATCAGAGGTAGATGAAATAGATGCCCAAGCAGAACCATCCCACGCAAGCATTGCATTAGATGTTGAGTTCCAATACAAAGCACCTTCAATAAGAGCATTGCCATCGTTGTCTACGCTAGGAGCAGAAGCCTTGGCTCCAAGATAACGGTCATCAAATGAATCATATGAAGCAGCAGCAGCAGACGCAGAGGCTGCAGCAGCGGTTGCAGAACCAGCAACAGCATCTACATAATCTTTAGGTGCTGCGTCTTTAGCATTAACTGGAGTTTTTAGATTCTTGACTGTGTAACTTGTATTAGCATCTAAGTCGCCTAGTAGTTGACCAGTAGTTCTGTTAAGGTATGAACCAGACAAATCAACTGCGCCAGTTAAACCATCAACAGATAAAACTGCATCTGTTGGGGTGAGTAATTCTTGCCAGTTACCTAGTGTTGATGCAGGTGTTGCTGTAAGAATAAATGATTTGTTAACATCTGTGCGAACCGCAACGTCACCAACTTGAGCAGTCAGCGCAAGCATATTAGCCTGTGAGTTAACTACTGATGTTTCAGATATAGCAAGCGCTGGAAGATGGTCTGTAGGAACCTTACCTGAACCATCAAGTGGCGCAAGACCATTAGCATAGCCAGCAACAGAAGCAATGTAGTTAATGCTTACAGCATCTGTTCCAGATGTAGCCAAACCAAGGTTAGTAATCTTTTGGCTGTTCATTGAGAATGAACCTGTAGGTGCAGCAAGGTCTGTTACCTTAGATGTTCTTACTTGTGTATCAAAGTCTGAGATAGTTGATGCAGCCTGTGTGCCAGTGTGGTTAGCACGGGCTAGTGGGTCAGTTGCTAACTTGCTAAGAGCAATACCAGCAGAAGCATTTATGTCAGCGTTAACAATAGTGCCATCTACCAAGTCAGCAGATGTAATAGTTCCACCAAGGTCTAACTTAGTCTTAGCGATAGCGGCAGTTGCCGATACGTCTGCGTTAACAATTGTGCCATCGGCAATCATTGTTGATGTAACTGTGCCTGTATCACCAGCAGTAATTGCTGTGCCAGAAATCTTTGTCTTGTCAATAGCGGCTGATGAGTTGATGTCAGCATTGACTATGGTTCCGTCAAGAATCATAGTGCTTGTTACTGTGCCAGTATCGGCTGCTGTAATAGCAGTTCCTGAAATCTTAGTCTTAGCAATTGCTGCAGATGAATTAATATCGGCATCTACGATAGTGCCGTTGGCAATCATTGTAGAAGTTACTGTTCCAGTATCAGTGGTATAAACACCATTGGTTACTGTGCCAGCATTTCCAGATACGCTGCCAGTGACGTTACCAGTTAAGTTACCAGTAAAGGTTCCAGCAATTGCACCTGTTCCAGTAATGGTTGGGCTAGTTAAAGTCTTGTTAGTCAGGGTCTGAGTATCAGTAGTTCCCACTACGGAACCGCTTACTCCGTGAACTGTGTGAGTTCCTGTTCCATCATTGTAAGCAGCAGATGCTTCAATGTGAAGGTTGGCTTCTCTGAAATCTCTACCTACTGCCATATGGCGAACAACTGCACCAGCAGAGTGAGCAGAACCAGTGCCAGCATTCTCAACACCACGAGTAATAGTTACTGTGTTGCCAGAAGTATAATTGGATATATCTACAATTTCTTCAAGGGCAGTATCAGGGTCAATCACCACCGTAAAAGTTTGACCAGCCGATGGGCTTACACCACCAAGAAGTGTTGATGCAGACACAACAGTCATACTTGTATCAGTTGAGTTCAATGCGCTACTTAGCGTTGTCTGTTGTGAACGTGAGGAATATTTTCTAGTTGTCATTTTTTACCTATCGGCTGTAGTGGACGCGGATTGGATAGAGCGTTTGTTGTCTTTGTGTTTCTTCGTTCAAGCGTTGTGTATATAGAGCATAAAGTTGCTTGGTAGCAGACTGAGATGAACCGTATGGGCGTTTAGCATCTGTCTCATCAGCCTGTGGGCTGACCTGAGCAGCACGTGCTGGGTCAAGATAGGTAAGCAAACGATATGCAGAACCTAGAGTAATTACATCCTTACAAGATTCTGGTAAACCAGTTTGTGTTGAGAAGTCTTGACTGTTAGTTGTAAACGCTTCTGGGTCTGTAGCGTAGATAACTTTTACGGTTCTTCCAGGGGTAATATAGTCACCAATGGTTATGGTTTGAGCATTCGCTCCAAAGGTTGTAGAATCTGCTACTGAATCCCAAGACCAACGGCGGACAGGAATCCATTCTTCAGATGGACCTACTGACTGCCACATAATGGTTAAGATATTTTGGATGTTCAAATCATTAAAATCATAAGTTGTCTTAGCAGCGTTGAATGTAAAAGTAGTTACCTTAGCAGCAAAGATAGAAGAACCAACTGCACGAATTGTATCGTTGATTGCCTTTTTAATCACATAACGTGGGAATGTAGGTGAGATAGTAACCTTAGAATCTAGTGTATGAGTTGCTGCTGCAGTTCCCAAGTATCCTCTACCCCAAGGAGCGACAGTTGCTGTGTTAGAGATACGGTCAAATGAATCAATCCACATTAACTCTTCATCAACCTCTACTACACCCTTGCCAATGTTCTCAGTAGAACCTAGGTCCAATACTGTAGGTGAAGCGCTAGATGATGTTGTTGTAGATACAGCAGTGCGAAGATAGGTTGCTCTGTCCTGGTTAAAGGTATAACCTGAAAGGTTAAGTTGGACTTCATCAATGATGTTGGTTAGTGTAGTTGTCACGCGTTGATGCTCCTTAAGGCTGCAGGGGCTGCTAAGCCAGTTGTTCCAGCAAGTTCATTACAGATGCCATCTAAGTCTTTAAACTTATCTCTTGTGCGTCCAGCCTGTGCTTTGATATTAAGAGCACCAACAGTAGGCATACCAGTAGTTCCAGCCCAAGCATTAGCAGCGCCTTGTTCATCAAGGTATTTTGTTACATCAGTAATACCAGCAAGACGATTAAGTTCTGCGGTAAGACTGCTTCCTGCTTTGCCAAGTGCCATTTGTTGTCCTATCTAGGTGTAATGATTTTCTTTTCTGGAGTAATAAGTTTTGACTTAGGTGCTTCTTTAGGTTTACCAAAGAATGCTTTGTAGTAATGCTCATCCAGTGAGAAGCGTTTCATATGTGGAGCAGTGGCTGCCGTATGGCAGTAGAGTGGAACTTCAGCCTTATCGCATAGGGCGAAGAAGAATATATCTTCACCTATGAACTTAGTGCCTCTGCCCATCTCCATAAACATCTGCCCCTCTGGGGCTACAGTGCGGACCTTCTCAACCACACTACGGTGCATCAAGATATATCCCATACCTGCTGCATCTACTTTAATTAACTTGTTCTCTGGAAGTGGATGAACTCTTGCCAATCCAAATCCGCCCTCACCAGTATTAGTAAAACTAAATACGGTAGGCATTGGAACCATTAGTGGCTCTTCTGGGTTATCTGTTGTGAAGTAAACACCTGTAACCATTGGACGCTCTTTAGCATCCTTGTTGTCCCATAGTAACTTGAATGTATCTGGACTAATCACTACATCTGAATCTACCCATAGTAGCCATTCGTGGTCAGTCTTGTCATACCAGTATTCAATTACTGTCTGTCGTTGTCTTGCAATCTGGTTGCCTTGGCTCCGCAAAGAAGTGCTAAATGTAATACCAGACTTAAGTAATACATCTGTAACACCTTGCATAAACTTGCCATCAACCATACCATTATCGCACCAGGCGATTGCTACTGATTCTTGCATTGTCCCCTACTTTCTTACCACTTGACTTTATCAGCCCAATAGGCTGCAGACATTTTTCCTTTGGCTATATTCTTTGCGTGACGTGCTTTGAATGAAGCCTGTCTAGCAGTTGGCTTCTTGTCACCAGTTACGCCTTGTTGCCCGAAGCGGATAGTCTTTATTTTGCTACCCTCTTTGGCCACAACTACGTGTGATTTCTCTGGGTGATTAGGGGTGCGCTTAGGTTTATTAAACCCTGACACCCCTGCTCGCTTTAATCTTGGGTCTTGCATTATTGAGCCGTATTTGGATATGAGCCAGTCTTTTTGCGGATGGCTTCTTTAAGGGCTAGACCTTTTTCAAAATCAGATAGCTGCTTCTTGCGTGCCTTAGTATCAAGTGGAGACACCTTGGTCTTACCAGTAAGCATATCCTGAATCTTTTTTGGATTCAGTCTAGGAGTATTAGGTTGGTTTGGCATTTACTTCTTCTTGCCCATCTTCTTCATACCCTTTTTCATTTCCATCATTTTCTCAGCTTTAGATTCCATCTTCTCACCCTTGGCGTAAGCCTTGGCAGCCTTCTTACCTTTTGCTGTGTATGGGAATTTCTTGTCTCCTACTTTTGGCATTATACTTGTCCAATCTCTTTAAGAATTGCTGCGGATTTTTTATTTATATCTTTTGCTTTGGGCATAGTCTCAGAGTTATAAGCCTTATTTAAGGTCTCAGAAGCTTCGTGTGCTTCCTTGATATGTCTCATCGACGTTCCCGCTGGTTGCATACCTTGAGACTTGGCATCTCTATAAGCTTGCAATTCAGCATTCCATTTCTTATCTGGAATATCTCTTGTTGCATCTCCTGCATTCATTTGTAATGTTTTAACTTTACAGCCAAAACAATTACAGTCTTCAGTGCAGTCTTCTACTTGTATGGTGTATTGGCCATAGCCTTCCCATACGGTAGAAGATGTTTCTTCGCAGTTAGTGCAGCCCCATAAGGATACACTTTCTTTAAACTGTCCTTCTTCTACCCAGTAATCAGTCTTCAATACCTTGCCTATGTGCCCTCTTGTTTTGCAATCGTATGTCATTTGTCCCCTTACGCTGCTGTAAAGTTTGCCTCTGTTATTCCTATGCCAGCTGCAATCAATGCTGCTTTAATTGTATCATCAACCGTATGCTTGTGACCACCAATATAAAACTCTTCGTATGTTTCTACGCTTGGGTCTAATGGATAACGATTAATTCTGTATGTCCCATTTTGCTTTACTACTGTAGTTCCTACGTTTCTCTTATAGAAATAAAATAGACGATGATTGCCAGTAGGTCCTTCTTGAACCCTTGGTGTAGTAAAAATATAATCTGCCATTAGTTCTCCTTAGTGAACTCAATGTAAACCAGGAGCCGAAGCCCCTGGCCTACCTTCAATCAACTAAGCGATTGATGAACCTGATTCGATTCGGTATAGTGCTTCTTCGCGGTAGCGCTTGAACCCAAGAACGCCATACCAACCCATTGGGCGGTGACGCATCAAACGGTCAACTACTGGTCCGATAACTACGTGTGGCTCTTCAGCAACTGCTTCTGCAAGTGCTTGTTGGCCAGCAAGAATTGTGCGGTAAACGCGTGCAGATGAAGAACCATCTGTTGCGTTGTAAAGACGTGGAGATTCTACGAAGTATGCACCTTCGTATTGTCCGATTTCTCCAGCCCAGATGCGGTCTTGTGCAGAACCGTATTGGTTTGGAAGCAACCAGCCAGCAGAACCTGTCTCAGCACGAAGGTCGTGTGAAACTTCTGGGTGGATACCAGCCCAGTATAGGCTGCCCTTACGAGCAACTGACTTGTTAGCACGTAGCTTCGCAACAGCCTTACGGATGTTAGCAGAAGAAATTGTTGCAGCAGCAGTAATTGTTGCTGTAGATGTTGCTGTTGAACCTGAGTAGATTACGTTTGATCCTTGGCGAAGTTCAGTCATCGCGATTGAGTCAATAGAATCTGCAAGGTTGAAAGCAATAATGTTAGCGATTGCTGGGTCTACATCAGCAAGGCTGAAGAGTTCCAACGCACGTGTAACAAGAACTGAGTTACCATACTCTGCAAGAGTAATGGTTACTGATGTTGGTGTAGACATTGCTACTGAGTCAACATCATCGTTTTCAGTTAGTGCTGTTGTTGCGGTTGATAGGTCAACATAGCGTTGTAGAACGACTGTTGAGCCAGGTGTTGATTGGTTGGTTGGGCGCTTATCTGCGACAGAACGAATTAGGGGTTCTGAGCGCAAAGCGAATTCTAGAAGACGGTCATACGCCTTCTGGACCAGACCAGCAGCACCAGCTGTTCCTCCTAGTGAAGAAGAACCTGTTGTGGTATAGGCTACTGTAGCCATTGCGTCACCTCCAAGGTGATTAAGTTAAACTATGATTATTATTGTGAACGAAGAAGTGAAAGAATCTCATCCGCCGATTGAGCGTTATCAAGTTTCATATTCAAATCTTCTGATTTGTCAGGTGTAAGTGCACCCTGTGTAACGTTATCTTGCTGACGTAATGCAGCACGGTCAACGTCACTTACCTTAGATGCTTCCTGCGATTGGGTTAATCCAAACAAATCTCCGTTATCATCGAGCCAGTTATTAACTGATTCTTCGTTAACAGTATCTAAGTCTTTAAGGATTAGTCTAACTGCTTTAGGATTTACACCCTTCTTTTCTAGGACTTCTTTAACGGTCCGCTCACGCTGCTCCTTGGAAAAACTCTCAAGTTGCTCAGTGAGTTCTTTGATACGCTTTTCATCTGCACGCTTGGCTTTGCGTAACTTTTTAAGTAAGTCACTTCCGTCCATCGGTGCGTCTGACTCAGTATCTAAGTCGTCTTCGTCTTCATCCCAGTAGTTGTTGCTCATAGCAACCCACCCTTCTATTCGTTGTTAGTCGCAGGCCTCAGTTCAGTTCGGGGAAACTGGCTGGCTCCTACTCTCGGTCTTATACGCTGCACAGGGCCGATAGGTCCGTGTCAGGATTCTATATTTGTCCTGCTGTCTTTCCTTCAGACAAGGATACTTTACTCATACCAGATGAACCAGAGAATTGTGCAACCTCTCGGGCTGTCAATTTCTGACGGGCACGTTGCGCAGAGGCAAGAGAATTAAAGACTTCTTGTTCTGCCTTTGACTGGTCGTAGCCTTCCATAGTTGTTCCATAGATGCTGCTAAGCTTTTCAGCTGTAGGCAAGATGTCTGCTATAGTGGCGTATCCCTTTTGGGCTTCTGCTTGGGTGACTCCTTGTGCTGCTAGTTGCTCAGCTACATTCACACCAGCCTTTAGTCCTTGGCGTCCAGCAGCTACACCAATTTCAGCGGCAGCAACTTGACGTTGAATCTTCTGGAACTGTTGTGCTGGGTCTAATACGTATGCTACTAGGTCGGTATCGCCTATGCCGTAATAATCTTTAAGTTGTGATTGCACTGCTGGGTCAGCGTTACGAACCCTTTGCACTGCCGTTACTACTCGGTTAGATAGCTCCGTAGGAGATACATCATTGGCAATGAACTGCTTAACATAAGCATCGTTATCGAACTGTGTAAGCCCATATGATCTAAGAGTCTGGCGGTAGGCATCTTCAACTGCTAGGTATTCAGCAGGGGAAAGGATGGATAAATTCTTTTTAAGCCTATCTTGATTAGCAGAAAATCTTAATTTATATTCTTCCGTGTTGGCTAATTCAGCCTTAATTGTTTCTTCTCCGACACCACTGACGGCTAATTCTTTAATCTTAGGAATTAAACTAGCAAGTCCATAAGTTGTAAACTTAGCCGTAAGAGCTGCCATAATATCATTAGCTTCCTTAGAAGCTTTCAATTCATCTGCTGTAGCAGTTGGAGTCTTTTGTCCTAAAGCTATTTGAGATAACCGTAATTGATTTCTAAGGGTATCTGCTTCTTGCTGAAGGCGTAATTTATCTGCTTCGCTTTTTGCTTGTATTCCCTCAATATAAAGTCTATTCAGTTCATCCATTGCAGCTTGAACTTGAGCAGCTTCTTCATCCATTCGAGCAAATTCTTGGTTTGTTTTTTCTTCCATAGCAGCAAGATCAGCTTCAAGTTTTTGAGCTGGAGAAGCAGCTTTTTGTGCAGCGGCATTCTTAGCAGCGTTCTGAAAGCCTATGTCAACTAACTTCTCTGCAGCCATAGTATTAGCAGTATCTTTTACAGAGGTCTGAAATCCTTTAGCCATTGCATCAGCCATTTGTTGTTCTAAAGATTTTGCCATTAGACGACACCCCCAAAGAAATCATTAGCTACTACATTCATGAGTTTGTTTACCGTCTCTGTGCCGTTCTTAGTCTTGCCCCAATCAGGGTCAGACTTGATAAGCTTTTCTTTCATCCAGCCTGGCATAACTCCTGGCTTGCCTGTGGTTGGGTCTACATACTGAGTAAGTTTATTTACTAGTGAGCCATATTTAGTTCTTGCTACGTTCTCATCTACTTCTAGCCAGTTAGCTACACCCTTGATAGCATCGGAGCCATTGGCATCCATAGCACTATTAGCCTTAATTTGGTCAGCGTAAGCTGGGTAGTATGACATAGAAAGATCTCTTATCTCTTTCTGTATGCCCTCGACAGTGATGTCCCCAGCAAACAAAGCCTTTTGTTTTGTATCCCAGTATGAAGAACTTAATAGTCCATCTACCCAATATTGATTTGCATATGCCTGCAAAGATGTGATACTGCCTAGGCTTGTGCCGCCAAGATCTCCAAGGTCTAATTTACCTATAGAGTCAGCCTTTAATATATTAGCTTTTGTATCATAAATATTAGAACCAGATAGGAATGATAGCTTAACCTGTGCTTCAACCTCTGGAGACCATTGTATGTCAGACAGGGCTGTCTTTACTTGTGATGCAAAGTTTTGAAAGTCTTGTTCAAACGCACCAGGTTGATTAATTTGTGCGGTCTTACGGGTGCGTGCAGTTTCTAGGTTGTTCTTGAAGAAATCACTAGTTTCAACAGCAGCGTTAAAGCCACCAATGTCATCAGCAATAAATGCTTGATATGCTTCTTCTAGTTTAGGGTCAAGACTTCGCATTGCTTTAATCATATTGATTTGAGCTATTACTTGAGGGTCAGAAAAATATCCTTGGTTTGCTTTATCTTTTGGCTCAGCCATTATATAGCACCTCCACCAATCTTCTTCATTAAAGCATCATTAAAGCTAAGGTTATTCTGGCGCTCTGTTTCCAAAGGATTCTTTTTTTCCATTTGTTTTTCAAACTGTCTACGCATTTCAGCTTGGGTAAGACCTTTGTCGACAACACTCTTATCTATAGCCTTGCCGCCACCTGCATTAACTATTGAGTTCTGGCTGTAGACACCACGGTTCTTCTTCTCAAAGTCTTCAAATGCTTTCTTTAATACTTTTTCTCCAGGAACAAACCCAGATGTATTCAAAGCTACTTCTCTCAATAGGTCGCGGACCTCAGCGTAGTCTAACTTTGTTTTTGTTAAACTATCTTTAGGAGCTGCGTTCTTCTTCATATTAGCTAGGTCATCTTGCATCAAGTCATACGGAGTAAGCTTCTTACCCTTACCACCTTGATAAACTATAGCTGCTCTTTCAACATATGTATCCCATAGTTGTGAGGCATCCCATTGAGTTAGGGTTTTTCCTACAGAAGCGTAAGCTCCCATGATTTGGTTTTTAATACTATCATTAGTCCAGAACTCTCTTTGGATATTAGCTTTGTATCCGACATCATCTGTCTCTTCTACCATTTTGCGGTAGCCAACACCCTTGGTTCCTTTTCTTTTTGTTTCAATGGTTTTCCCTGGGCCCATATATACAGAAGAAACATTTCCTAATCCACCATTATACCAAGCAGCATCATCTCCGATTGGAATCCCAGCACCAATGAATTGTTGCTTTACATCTTCTGTAAGATAGGGTGCTTCTTTAGATACCTTAAACTTTCCATATCTATCTTTGCCAGCCTGCTCATATTCAAAGGCTTTTTGAGGGTCTGATATAGCTACATCTAAAGCTTGAATCTTTTCTTCTAGAGCGGCAATCTCATACTCTTTATCACGCTTAAGTATTTCTATTGCATATTTTTCAGATGCTGTTAGATTGCTTTGGTAGGTATTGTATGAAGAAGACGAGGTTCCTTTAGGCGCATCAGCCTTAGATATTTCTTTTCTAAGATTAGCAATCTTGTAAAGAAGATCGTCTTTGTCCTGTTGTAATTTTCTAGTATTGTTCTTAATCTTTTTTTGGTTAGAATCTGTTGAGAGATCTTCGTCAGGCTTAGGTGCGTTACTTACCATTATTAGTATCTCCCAACATTAGAATCATACACGCTATCTTGTGATAAAAACCTATCGTATATTTGAGCAAATTCTAGATCTCCAGCTTTAAGCTGACTGATATAATAATCCATAATCATCCTTAAGTCTTTGTTCTCTTCTGCATCAATAGATTTAGATGGTCTGCCTACTAGCATCTTAGCCATATCTTCTCTGACTTTAACGTATATGCCAATTGATTTCCAAGTAGGGTCATCCGCCTTGTCGGCCATGAAGTCATCGTCAGCTACAATCTTCTTCAATCCCTCTACTGTGCGTGCTGCTTTAGTTCCGTCCATATCTCTATAGTCGGTATACCATGCACTAACAGTTGCTGTTCTTTTGTTTGTAACTGGGTCAACTTCTGAAGAAAGACTACGTATCATTGCATTCTTTGCTTCTAGTAAGTCTTCTGCACCAGACTGATTGATAGATGTTAAGCCTCTTTTAATAAGGTTCTCATCTATGATAGCCATACCTTTTCGGTATATAGCCCAGCCCTTGCGTGCTTCATTTTCCCTTTGAGCTTCAACTGGGGATATGCTAGCGCGGAACTTATCTGGAGAACCAGAACTAATATTAGTTTGTTTTTGCCACCAAGAAGCAGTTGCGCTATACTTAGAGTCAGGTCCTGTATCTGTAATCAATCCCACAAGAGCAGGGTTGTCATTGTATACTTTGTCAATTAAGCCTTTGTTCTTCTTAGCCAAAGCTATGTTATCATAAGATGCATCAACGTTAGCTGGGTTCTTGGTTAGCTTTGTAGCAAACTCAAAGAAGTCAGGGTAGTCATCAAGGAATCTACTATCGGCTTCTAGGCCATATTTCTGGCTATACTCGCTCCATCTGTCCATGTAATAACGATAAGGACTCTGGAACTGTGGAGAGAATGGCAAGACAAGAGAAGATACTAACTTTAGATTATAGAAGTTATCGGTTAACTTACGAACTTCTTTCTCTGTTAAGTATTTACGTCCCTCATCACGAGCCTTGTGTTGTTCCGTTAACCATATTAGTTGATAAGCTCTAGCATAATTGTCATCATTCATGCCTGAGTTTCTTTCAACAACACCTCTAAGCCATGTAGGAAGAACAGATTTAACTTCACTATTTGGGCCGTAAGGCATAGCCCACTCTAGAGATTTTCCTAGTTCTGGCTTTAACTTTAAGACCTGTGCTAATGGAACAGCAGTGATAGGCCCAATGCTTACTTCAAATGGGTTACCTTGGAATACAACATCTAGGCTTCGCTTGCTAATGGATACTTGATTTAAAGATTCCATTCCTTTGCCAATCCAAGGAAGGTTTTTAAGCTGCTTTGGCACTGGCAACCATAATGAATCGTTACCGTTTAGTGGTCGTTCATTAGGTGCAATTGGATCACCGTTCTCATCTGTTACAAGACCCATTCTTTCAGGCGCATTGTAGATGATATTAGCTCTGCTAATTATGACTGGCTTCTCTGAAGCAATTCTTAACCAAGTTTTAACTGAGTTCTCTTGAGCTGAGAAGAATGGAGATATAAAGCGTAGCATGTGAGCTGCGTTACTTCTACGTTCTACGTTATAAAGAGTCTTCTTTACAAACTTAAGTGCATCGTCACGAGCTGCTTTTTCAAGAGCATACTGTATCTCTTGGAATTCATCCTGTGTGAATCGTTGGCCCTTTACAAACTCAGCTTGAGCGAAACGCTTTTGTATTGATTCTTGATATATTCTATTGAATAAAGGATGACGTGCCCAAGCATCTTCAGGCATAGTAGCCAAGAACTTAAACACACTAGAGATAGCACGTTGTGATACGCGACCACTGACATTTTCTATTCCCTCAATAAGAAGGTTTCCATGCACAACTGGAAGCTTCTCTGGGTCAGTTACTGCATCACGTAAAAACTTCTCAGATACAGGGACATCTGATAATACAGCTTCGCGTATACCAGTTCCTTGTGGAGCGTAGTCTTCAACAAATTGCTTTGACCTATATACGTGTTCTCTAACATCTTGCTGTGTCTTTAGAGCGAAACCTTTTCTATATGCAGAATCATTCTGCCAAATATCTAGAACTATCTTCTCTGGGTCTTCATTATCCATAAGTCTACGTGCTACTTTAGCGTTAGCGAATACCTTATTGAGAGCGTCTGACCATGCTGTATAGTAGTTGTCATCTCCTGGCTTTACTGTGCCAATCTTTGATGAGTAACTTGAATCAAATAGTTTAGCTGAGCTATCTAGTATGTTAGTATTAGTTTTAGATGCAGAGTTAATAGACATATACAAAGGACCATTGTTACCACCGAAAGCTCCAGCTGCTCGATAGGTATCGTCTACACCTTCAATTGAAGATTTAATAACTATATCTTCTTGTCCTAAGGTTTTCTTATCTATACCTTTGACAGCCGCTTCTCTTTTAGCCATAGTGGCACTATTAAGATTATAAGCCTCTGTAACTTCTGCTAAAGATTGTTGCTTGAATACCAATTGACTTGCTAAATCTATATCGTCTGGGTTCTTAGCTGTATCTTTATTTAGTTGAGAAATTTCTTTTTCTAATTTTGCTTTAGCAGCACCTTGAGTTTGCAATTCTTTTTTAATTGAAACATAGTCAGCTTTGCCAACTGAATCAACCTTGTCTACTAGGCGTTGTCCTTTTGCTCTAGTATTTTGAGTCAGTCTTCTGATTCCACCAGCTGTGTGACGTAAGGAAGTCAAGGCTCCAACGGTTGCCCAGATACGTAGTTGAGAATCAATACCGTTTCTAATAGGATAACCTATACGGAGAAGGACTCCAGCTTTCCACAAGTCACTTGTAGTGCTAAGAAGATCTAATGTTCCACCATATGCTGCAAGCAAAGAGTTTGAAGATCTATTCAACACATTATCAATCATGTCAAAGTCAGCCATCGGAACGATGTTTGCAAATTGTGATTCAAATTGCGGAACATCTAAAATTGTTTCAGGGTCAAAGGAATCAATCATGAATCCTTGTTCTCTTTGATCCTTTAGGTAGCCAGCACGTTTCTTAATGTGTGTATTTGCTAGAACTACAGCATCTTCTGGTGACAAACCATGCTTTGCTGCAAGAACTTGGTAGCCTCTTGTTTCAAGCTCATGCAATACAGCCTGACGTTGTTCGGTTGTTTGAGCGCCAGCGTATTTTTCCATAAAAGTTGCGCCTTCTTCGGCTGTAAATCCACCTTCACCTGGTAAGGCTCTTCTAAGCATAGCAACTGTTGGACGTGCTGCAGTAGGAATAGATATTGACCTACCAGCAACCTTAACTTTTCCAGCAAGTGGCTTGCTAACTTGAATTAAACGCTGAACTCCTGCTTTAATTTCTTCAATTGAATCTGATTCGTTAAGATTAAGCTGTCCGCTTCCTCTTTCACGTAGTCCCCAACTTGCTTTGTAGTAAAGTTTGTGGAATTTAGTTGGTTGATACGCTTCAATCTTAGGACTACCAGGAGTTAATTTTTGAAATGGCACATTTCTTGCAGTTGCAATCTCTGCAGCGCGACGAGTTGCTCTACCAAATCCTTCTGTAAGTGGAGCAGCTGCTGCCAAAGCCATATCATCTGTGCCTTTAGCACCATTTAATAATCTTCCAGCAATAGCATCATGCTTTGCCCAAGCATTTAGATAGTCTGCTACTTCTTTTAACTCATCAGGGTCAGTGTCTACTTTGAAAAGAGAGTCTTGGTATATATCATCTGTAAATTTTTTCTCTTTGCCAAATGTATCAAGTTCTTTAATTGTGCTTCTAGCTTCTCTACGAGCAATCTGACCTTCCCAGGTATTTGATTCCAAGATAGATACATCAGCTTTACTGATATCACCATTTGCAAGTTTTAATGGCACGGCTAGGTCAGGTCGGCTCAAGTCGCTCAAAGCTTTTGCAGCTTTACCGTCTCCCATCAAAGCAAGCATAGCATTAAGAGCTTCTTCTTTACTCTTTGTTGCACCAAGAACGTAAGAAACTGTTGATGGGTCTGCGCTATCTTTAACCCATTTGTGCCCTCTAGCCCAGTTACTATCATTCTTTGCAAAGTCATCTGCAAGTATACTGTATTTATTAATTAAAACAGTTTCTTTTTTGCTTGTTCCAGAAATTCCATCACGTGCATATTCAATTGCTTTCATTGCATCTGGAATTTTATCTACAGCTTTGTATGCCATGATTGCTTTGCCACCGACAATAGAAACATCGCCAAAGATTTGAGCTGTTGTATCTACTAAGCCAGAGGCTACTCTTCCATAAATGCTATTTTCAAAAGCTGCTTTTCTATCTTGCTTGTCATAGATGTCAAAGTCAGAATTTACGGCTCCAATATATCCACCGATAACAGACTGACCAAAGGAAATGCGATTTCTACTTTTCCAGGCTTGATCCCAGCCCTTATCAGTATTATTTAAATACAACATAGCCGCACTTAATGGTTCGCGGATTATGTTTCTATTTATATTTTCAACAGCCATGATAGCTCCGCCGATAGGACGGCCAACAGCTTTAGCAGTTTCCATGCCAGCTGTTCTTAAGCTTTGAGCAAAACCATTATACTCTTCATTATCATTCCATAATGATTGAGTCATATCCCAAGCAAACTTTGCTCCAGTAAGGGATACAGCTCCTAGAGCTACATCACCTAGCCAGTCTTTGGTTCCTTCTGCAAGGTCACCTAAGCGATTCCATACATTCATACAGTTGGAGTTTCATTTGCTGCGTTTTGAGCTGCTTCAATCAGAGAATTAATTACTTGAACCGAAGCTAAAGATGTAGTTGGACGAGATGCTATAAACTTTAATACAGGAGCATAGTTTAAAATTGCTTGATTATATTGAGCGTCTGTTGGTTGTGTTGGAGTTGGTAAGCCAGGGACAGTATTTAATCCAGGGCCAACTCTTGCTCCGTCGGTAACAGGAGTATCGGGCTGGGCTGTTGGATCTGTAATATTAGGAAGGGCCTCTAATGGAACTTGAGTAAATGGAGTTGTCCCACCGCTAGCCTGGATTGAACTGACTGCAGCATTACCTTGAGAACTTTGCTCGTTAATAGCTTTATTCATGCCATAAGCAAACCCTGAAGCTTTGCCACTTTGAGTATTTCCTCCACCAGCACCAATATTATTAGGATTGTTTTGTGGGGCTAAAGGGCGTTCTCCGCCTCTATTTTCAGTAATTGCCACAGTATCTCCTACTTAATATGTTTGGGTTGCGATTTCGAATAGTATGGTCCAGCTGTAAATGCTGTAAGTTTAGCTGCAATTTCCATTGCTTCATATGCATCAACACCTGCGTGTAATGCGCCTAGTGCATATGCTGCTCCAGAACCTGCTGCATATATACCACTTTTATTTTTACTTACTGATAGTTCGTGGTCAATGTCAAAGACCTCACCACATACTGCAATTATAAATTGAAATCTAGTTTCAGTTTTAGCTTCATCAAAGTTATATCCATTTTCAGATAGACACTTACGAAGTGAAGGCATTGCCTTTGTAATCATGAAATGATAAAGATTAAGTTTATCTTTAACTGAAGGCTTTGGTGGGTCCCATATATGTTGTGCTACATCGCAAGGTAGAACCTCACCACTACCACCAATTATAAATGAGCCACGTTCTGATAACTTTTTTACATCTGGATGATTATAGATAAAACCATTATCATCTGTTGTCTGACTATCAGCGACTAGATAACAACTATCTTCTAGTTCAATACCAATAATTGTCGTCATTGTCCCCTCCTAGTTTTAAAGTTTTCGGCTTGTTCTTACGCTTGCTGTTGGAACTCCACCACCAGTTATACCTGATAGTAAGCTCATAATATCTGGTTGTGGTTCTGCTTGTGCTCCTGGTTCCATAGGAGATGGGCCTCCTACTGGTGCGCCAACGGGAGCAGGGGACGGTTGCTCAACCGCTTGTGGTGCTCCAGCAGGAGGAACCGCTTGCTGCTGAGGGGCAAAGGTTGCTTCAATTGCATCCTCAAGTGCCTGTCCCTTTTGGCGTGCCTTTATGACAGCAGCAATTTTACGCACTACTTCCGAAGCATCCTGGCCTTGAGTAGCCATCTGTG